GTATTGCATTTTTCTAATTTTTCTAGTTCAAATTCTAAATGTGCTATTGCTTTTTTGATACAATCAACTGGTGATTTATGTTTTCGGTTTGCACGTAAAAGGTAAGTTACTGCAGTCCCGCAGTTGTAAGAAAGATCAAAATCTTCTACAACTTTACGGGCTTCATATTTATGTATTTTTCCTATGTAATAAGAAGGTATTCTTTTGTCTATTGTTGTGTCTGCAACATAACCATTTCTTCCTATTTCATAATAGTGTTCGCTGTGTTTTGCCATTAATCTAATTTAGTTTTAAAGTGATCTATAATTTTATTCATTTGTCTTTTGTAAAACAATTCAAAATCTACATACTCCATTTGTCCTGTATCTCCATTAATAGATTTTGGTTGTGTTTTTTCCCATAGTTTATATAATACACCACGCATTCTTTGGCTAGGTGTTTTTTCATTAAACTCATTATTTGCTGTAGCTTTTTCTACAGCGTCTATTTGGTCTTGATTTATATGGTTGGTTGATATTAAAACATATCCTGGCTTTTTAATTAAACTAAAAAGATTAACCATCGTTTCGTTAGATAGCTCTGGAGTCCCTATAAAGATACGTAAACTACCATCTGCTAAAGTGCTAACCTTATCAATACCACCCTCAAATACTACTGAATGTTTCATTTTTCTTTTGTTTTGTTTTTTATATTTATTTTTTCTGCATTAGAATCATAAACAATTAAATATATTGGATCTGATTTTTCTACATTATTATTTTTATATATAGCCTTGCAACCATATAAGGCTTTTGATATATTAAAATTTTCTGTTATACTTTTAATTATTTTTTTTGTTTCTAACTCTATATTATTTACTTTATCTCCACATCTTTCTCCAGATATAACATAAAATATTTCAGTTTTATTATTATTTTTTGCAACTTGACAAGCAGATATATAGTCATTATCCTTTTTAATAATTTTAGTTACTTTTTCCATGTTTTTTAAAACGTTAAAATAATGTTTTTTAGTTTCTGCGTCTAATACAGGTAGTATACACATGTCTACTAAATAAACTGCATCTATTTCTAAATCTTTATTATACCTAAATTCATTATGCATATCAGGACTATAATATATGTTGTCAAATTCAAATTCTTTATTATTGTATTTGTATTTAATATTTATCCTACCTTGTAGTTTTTTAGGTTGACATATCAAGTAAACAGACTCTAGTTTATTTTCGTTTAATCTTATGTAGCCTGTTTTATTCTTTGTTACTATAAAGTCAAGCTCCTGACGTATATTGTCAGGAACCAACTTTATTAAGTAATTAACAAACTTATCTGTAAATTTTGGAATCATAATATATCTTCTGTCATTATATGGATAGTTCGTTTTGATTTTTTGTCTAAATAGTCAAAGCCTTGACCTGGCCAATAATTATTTTCTACACAGTATTTGTATATTTCTAAATCTCTATTGTACAATTCTCTACCTCTATCAATAAGATCATCACCAAGCTGGACAATACTTATACTATATGGTTTAGTTTTTTCTACCGCTACAATATAATACTCATCTGCTTTTACAGCGTCCATATAAAATGCTGCTTGTTTGTGATAGTTATATCTTTTGATAGCATTAGCAAAACCAAAATATGATGTGTCTTTAGTGGTTTTTAAATCTACAATAATATTTCTTTCTTTATCAAATACATCTAACATACCCTTGCAATTTACATTATATTCTTCATTATGCCAAACAACTATATGTTCTTTTTCTCCATTAGACAATAGCTGTACAGCATCACCATCTTGGAATAATTTGCTAGTTATCTCCTGTATAGTATCATGATCTTCCTTTGATAATACAGTTTTAAACATGTGTTTGTTAGTAAATGCTTCAAAATCTTGTTTACCTTGTTTGGTTCTTTTGTCAAATTTGGGCATAACAACATAATGTTTGTCGTATTCTTCAGGTTGTAAAACCTGCATATGTAAAGCAGACCCAAACTTCATAGCTGCAGAAGCAGGTTGTGGGTTTTCCAACATATGTTTAAAATATTCTGGCGATTTACCTGTTAAATTATTCAGCATACTATTTGTTACATGCTCTGTATCAATATAATAGCTGTCGTGATCTAAGTTGTGATTATTAATCAATTTCATTTATTTTATTTTAGAGACATCAAGACCCTACCGAAGTAGGGCCCTAATGAATCAAAACAAAAACCATGTGAACATGGATAAGAAAGCATTACAAAAGTAATAAATATATTCTTTGCTCCCTATTCTTTCTCTTCTTTGTTTTGAACTTTTTCTTTTTCTTTAATTCTTTCTTGTATATCTTTTTCTAATTGATCGTCTATGTCTTGCATTCTTTTTAAGATTTTATCTGCTTCTGGAATTTGCATACAATATTCTTCAAGGCTAGTTCTAAAACTATCAACTTCTTTTTTTGTAAATTTTCCTTTAGATGTATAATCTTTGTGCACCCATGTTAATAACGCTACCTCATGTGATCTTAAGGCTTCTGACATAGACTTTAGGGTTTCGTTTACTTTTTCTTCAACTTTGTACTTCTCACCCATAATTTTAATTTCAATTTTTTTACTTTTTGATTTCATTTAATTCCTCTTTTAATTGTTTAATTTTTGTTTTAAGTTTATCATTATTATCTATTAGTATATCTACTAATTGTTTGTTTCTTTCTAAATCTGAAAGTATTGGTGAATTGTAATATTCTGCTAAATTTTCTTTGTGCTCTATAAGACACTCTTCAGCTGCATCATAATATCTTCTTATGTATGGATATACTTTTAAAAAATCTTCAATAGTTTTAATAGCATGTAAAACAGTTGCATGGTTTTTACCAAAAGCGCTTGCAATTTTATTAAGTGTCATTCCTAAAGATCTTCTTAGTGTATACATTAATACCATTCTTTTTTCTACTAATTCTCTTTTACGTGATTTACTGCAAAGTTCTTCAACAGAAATGTCTACCTCTTTGCCGTAATCAAAAAAATAATCTAAAAGTGTTTGATTGTCTGTCATATTACTTCTATTTTTACACCAGCATTATTTTTATCTACAGAATAAATACCAAAGCTAGGTATTATATTTTCACAGTTATCATTTTCTACATAGCCATATTGCTCCATTAAATCCTGTATAGTTTGACAAGGATTTATGTAGTCAAATTTACGTCTTGTGTCTCTAATAAATGTAAATTTTATATTGTAAGGTTTTTGTTTATCTTTTATCAAGTCTAAAAATTTTTGTTTGTTTTTAATCCAATCTGCTTTCGTTTCTTTTATGTAATTTCTAACTGTTTTAGAATGTACTAAATATTTACCTGTCCATTGTTTACTATTTTTGCTAGACGGTACATTCTTTGGTATAAAAATTGCACACATTTCACAAATATAGTAAAAAAAAATAAAGAGTTGCACCCATGGTGTTATTACGACAATAATAGGGGAAGTTGGCGCACTTAAGTCTTAAAAAACTAACCAGTAGTTTTACCTGATACCCTAGGGATTTGTTATCTCTTTATTTTATTTTATTTAGAACGGCATATCATCATCAGCATCTTGAGCCACTGCTTTAGCTGAACCCCATGAAGCGTGTTTACTACTAAATTCAGCCATTTCTTCATCACTAAGAGTCTTGTTCATGTCATTATTATATGTACATTTACCTCCTAGTTTAGAAGACCATCTGTATTTTACTGCTGTTCTAATTACAGGTTCTTCTGTTTCTTTATTAATACCAATGTACTCCTCTGATATAAAAGCTATCATTAGATCTTGATTTATAGCTGCATTCATAGCTGTGCTGTCATCGCTAAAATCTTTAACTCCTGCATTAATTAAGAAATCTTTAATTTGTTTTGTTTTCCATTCTTTTGTAGATGGTTTATCAGATTCTTTAACTACCCAGAATCTACATCTACCTACTTTACCACTAGTATTTTTTACAGTGTATTGTATAAATGGAGATCCATTATAGTTTTCCAGACTATCTGATGTTGTTAGTCCTGTTATTTTACATTGGTGAGCTCCTGGCTCAATATATTCTACTTTCTCACCTTGTGTTCTAGTAGTTGTTGTTGTGTTTAAATTAAAAGGTAATGCCATATTTATAATTTTACTAATTCTGCTATTTTAAATAATTTTTCTTTTATTGCTATAAATTCTAATTTATAAAATTCATTATTTTCTCTAAGTCTTATGTTTTCTTTTTTTAAAGTTTGCAATTTTTTTACAAGATCCTCTTTACTGTGTTCAAGAGGTGTGTTAATACTATTTTTTGGTATATAATTTTTCATTTTATTAATTTATATTATTACTATATGATTCGTATGTATCGTTTAATACCTGCATCATATCTTCTTTATGTTTACTTTGTATCAGTGTTTTAATTAACCATTCTAATTCTCCATAAGGATCACTACAATCTTCTCTAAACCACTTAACATAATTATCTATTTTTTCATCTAACTCTATTTCGTTTACTTTCATTATTTATTGTTTTTAATTTTCCAATTAATATATTTTGTAAGCGTATCGCCATCAAATATAATTTTATCTTTTTCTGGAGCATAAGGATAGTCCTTACCTTTCCATTGTTTAGTTTGTAAAACTTGTATTGGTAGTCTGTATAAGAACCTACCTATACCCCATGATACACATGCACGTTTAAATGCATCTGATACATGACCTTTATCTTTCTCTACATTAGATTCTGATCCTGTATCTGACTTCCATATCCACATTCCTTGTATATTTTCGTAACTATTTGTTACAAAAATTCCTACTTTACAAAATAATAATCCATTTTCTTCATAGAATATACTTTGCCAGTTTTCTGGGCCAACTACTTCATCTAATAAGTCTTGGCAATCTCTAGCGTCTATATACGCTACACAGGTAGTTTTTCCATACTT